CCATTTCTGTTCTTTATGTTTCCTTGAAGAAAAACTCCTTCAATGTAAAGTTGTTTTTTACCTCCTCTGTTTTCAACTATAAATTCAACAGATTCGATTTCTTCCCTAATGAGTTTCATGTTATGCGTCCCCTGAAATTTGAACTTGCTGAATGTATAATTTACCAGATCCACTATCAGTCCTAGCAGCAACTTTAAAAGATGCTCTCAAAGTTGCATCTGGATCATTAAAAGTACCACTAACTGAACCACTATTGTGTTCAACTATGATTCTTTGACCAAAAAAGTTTTCTCCTAATCCTCTATTTGCAGTGCTAGCTTTATTATATACAGTCTTTACTCTCTTATGAGTAAAGTCAAAATCAGTTTGAGTTGAGCAACTTAAACTTACATAATCACCCACTCCAAAAGGAGATGATGTTCCCTCTGGAAAATCCAATATAGTAGTTGATCCTTTGGTATAACTAACCACCCTAGCAGATGTATTAGTAAATCCCAAAGTAGCAGCACTATCTTTTGGTACTACAAAATCAGTTACAGCTGCAGTAGGTTCAGTTCCAATAGCGACATGTGTGTTTTGTCCAGTGGCAACCACTCTTATCGCAGTAGATTTACCAGATATTGGAATAGACTGCTGAGATGCTGCACTTGTAGTTATTGAAGTTCCTGCTCCAACTGTCCTAAGCGTCATTCTCTTTATACAGAATCATTTTATTTATTTATAATTATTCCTCATCCTCTACTTCTCCATTCTCATCTGCGCCTGAAATTCTATCTGAGGCATCTGAAACTACATCATCAACTTCCTCTTGATCTTCAGGAGATCCAAAAAGTGATGCTGCTACAGCATCTTTATGAGCACCTATTTTTTCTGCTGACTTTGCATAAAGAGCATCTTTGATAGCGTCACTGATACCAGAGGGACTCTCGTCTTTGGTGATCATATCCATTAATTCATCCATTGTTTTAAAATCTTTACAATTTATTTATTAGATTTCTCCACCCTTAGGCATTTCCATCTTAGTTTTGGTGGTATCTTCTACACCAGGTTCAGTAGGAACTTGACCCATTTCACCACCCATTGATGTTTGTCCCTCTACTCCCATAGTTGGGTCCATCATCATTGCTGGATCAGGAACCACCCCATCAGCAATCTCTTTCTTCATCAACTTATCCTGTTCAAGAATTTCTTCATCAGTCTGACGAAGAATCTTACGTCTTAGATAATCTTGAGAGAAGTATCTACCAACATATGGTTCAGCAGATGCTACCATAGTTAGTCTTTCTGCCATTAATTCAGAATCTTTTAGTTCTGCAAAATGGTTATCATAGAGGAAGTCATACTGAATATGCTCACTCATAATATCCCAGTCTTCTGGGGTAATTACATTCTTAAGGAGTAATTGAGTCTTGAGAATATCATTGAATAGATTAGAAAATCTCTTTCTTAATCTACCAACAAACTTACTGAATTTAACTTCATCTCTTAGGATTTCTGATGATCTTCCTAAATTAAAACCACCATCTCCACCTATTCTAGTAGGAGGTACATTCAATGACTTATATAATTTCTCTTGGAAATACTTAATATCTGTAATTTCTCCTAAGTTTTGTCCACCTGGTAGTGTAGTAATCTCAGTTCCTCTACCACCTTCTCTACGTGGAAGCCAAAAATCTTCCAACATAGACATATATTTCTTATCATCTTTGATCTCACCAGTGTCAGCATTATATACTAACTTGTTCCTATACCTCATCATTACATCTCTGAGGTATTGTTCTGCCTTAATTTTTGGTAAATTACCTACATCAATATAGAATATTCTTCTTTCTGGTGCTCTTGATAGTCTGTATATAACAAGACTATCTTCAATCATTCTAAGTTGATTGACTGCTTTAATCGCTTTATGTAAGTAAGATAGGGTTGATCCTTTGTTTCTATCTACTAGTCCACTAGTACAATATGCAATAGAATCCCTAGTCATCTTAATTCCTTTATTACCACCAGCCATAGCAGATGGCATTTGAGAAGGGTAAGTTGACTTAGGACTGTATACAAAATACTCTTCAATCTCAGGAAATTCATATTCCATAGGATTGTCAGTATTAATATTTGCTAATCTAATATTATCTTTATCTGTTTTCTTTTGTTGTCTTATATATCTAATTTTCATTGCATCAATATATCTTAACTCTACTATCCCTTCTTCTGGTTTCTTTAAATCAATTACTTTATGATAATGAATTCTTCCATCTATATACCAATTCCTATAGATCTCATGACACTTCTTATCAAAATCTAAAAGATCTTTTACTGCCTTAAATTCTTCTCTAATTCTTCTTTTTATGCCATCACTAGCATTGAGATTAGATAACTCAATTTCTACTGGAGAATCATGTGTATCAGATACAATTGCTTCATTTACAATATCCTCAATGGCACTATCGCACTCTGGATGAAGTGCCATCTCTCTGTATCTTTTTATTAAATCAAACTCAGTCCTATAGATTCCCTCAATGTCAACATACGATCCAAAAAAACCACTAGTCAAATAGTAGTCTGCACCATCCGCATTATTTTCAGGTACAGGAGATACCACACCAGGTGATATCTGCTCTGTATCCTCTATTGAAAATCCAAATAACCTTGCCATTATTAAAAGTTAACCTTTATGTTTTATTTATTAGGCTCCAGCCCCTGCTCTTTCAGGATACCAGTATTGTACTTGGAAGTCAACCGTAAACTCTTCTATTGTATCAGTTGTATCATATGATAGATCAATTGCTGCAATTGTAGTTGGGAAAATATCAACCATTCTATATTGAGCAAGTATGTTGCTATCAGTAGCTGGACTATTATTTCCTTGCTGACTGGAAGCATTTCTACCAAGTTGGTAAACAGTTGCTTGTCCCATGTATGCTGATGGATCAGTCAAACCTGATGAATCTCCATACTGAGCAATGTTCTGAGCCCATGCTTGAAATGCTCTATAATGACCAAAATCTTGATCATTAATAACTGTAACAGTCCAAGGATCAAAAGTTCTGTCTCCAGCAACTTTAAGAACACGTCCCCTAAAAGGAACTTCAAGGTTTGCTACATTGGATGCAGGAAGAGCTGCTGCTTTACATAAAAATCTAAATCTATCACCATCAAACTCTCCACCACCATCACCCTGAATACCAAGGTCTACACCATCTGGGAAGTTAATTTGCACCTCAAACAGATTGGGGCGAGCACCGCCTCCAATCAGTTTGGATTTGAATTGAGAAATAGTTCTCTGTGGGATTACTGCCATTTTTTAAAATCTCCTTTTGTTATTTAGATTTAATAAGTTAAACTCGACCTGCTA